AAAAAAGAAATGACTTCATCTTTCCAACCCAAGGTCCTAGATCATATTAATATGAATAAACATCAAAAGAAAGTACTTAAACAATATCCAAATGCATATGTCGAGTATGGAATGGGTGGTTTACGTATCATGTCCGGCGATGTACATCTAGCGGAAGAGTTCTATATGCCAAAGACTAGTGATGAAAATGTGGCATGGGAGTACGCAGCAATGTCATGTAGATTGACACAAAATTTTAATAGAGCCCATCCTAATAGAATGAGCCTCACCGATGTTGAAGGGAGGTTAGATAGGATACATAAACGTAAAAGAAGAGGCCGTAATGCTAAACGTGATGCTAAACAAAATTAAAAAAATGCTTATGAAAAAGGATAAAACAAAAACGAAGGAGCTTGTTTCTGAAGACCCTGTAGAATTAGAAGCAGTTCAGTTAGATACACTCGCCGATGTTGACGAAGTAGATTCAGACCCTGAATATTTGGAACACTCGGCCGAGGCTGTTGGGTATGAGAATCGAGAACAACAATGGGACACGTATCGTGTAATTGCTAATTATATTGGCAAGGGAGATAGTGTTCTTGATTTTGGAGCTGCTCGTGGCGACTTCGAAAGGTTCTTTGAATCAGAATTTAACGAGTCGATACAGTATATCGGTGTTGATATGAATCAACAATTGATAGACGCCGGCAATAAGGTATATGATGGAGAAGTAGAATTAGTATGTACAGATTGGTTTAAGATTGATAAAGATATCAAACAAGATTGGTCTATTAATATTGGTTCTAGTAATTTAAGATACGATGCTGATACAGTTCGTGATGATATGACATATCTTCAAGATACAATTAAAACAATGATGTCACATTGTGAAAAAGGAAGTATAATATTACTTGCTTCAGATCAAGCCGGCATCGATGATGGGTTAGTCAATTGGAATGCAGGTGATGTATTTAATTGGGCTCAAAAAGAATTTGGAAGTGCAGCATTAGATCATTCATTCTCCAAAGATTTATTTACAATAATAATTTATAAAAACTAAAAACAGATGGGATTCGTAAACAATACAGCAGGGTATGATCAAAAGAAAGTAAGAAAATATGGAAAATTGTATGGTTCAATTGATTTCGAGATCAATGATAATATACCAAAACATTATTTCGAAAACAATGAGGCGCCGGTAGTGGGTAAGCTACATATTGGCAATAAGACTTTTGATGTCACGTATAATGAACTAGATGAGATCACAAGAACATTGCGATCAGCAAAAGATGTAGTCAATCGTAAATATAAGATGAACATGATGCGTTAATGGGATTCCATAAACGATATATTAACGACGCCCAGGTAGCCAGTATATACCAAAAATATGGTACTCCGGGCGTCGTTGATTGGTTTACCAAAGGAGCAGATGCAATAATTACATCGGGCAAGTTAGCAAGTGATGTAAGAAACTTGATGAATATACTACCATATGAACCTAAAAGGGCCGAGGCCAGACTTCATAAAGTCATACTTTATTATATCTCAAATAATACACAAAAGTTGATATTTATATAAAAGGACATCATGATGGGATCAAAGAAACAATATGGATTATATACAAGAGGAGCAAATGAGCAGTCTTCATATGTATATCGAGTCGAGATGCCGACATTAGTCGAAGCAGAGGCATATTTTGCTGGAATGAAACGATTGCCACCGGAACAACTACATAATCTATTTATAATACGTGAAATCGACAATACGAATAATAAAAATTTGTTATTAGGGTAATGAAATTAAATGAACTTGAAATATTAGAAGATGACTTTGATTTATTTGTGGCATTAGATGCTCCGGACAAAATTGAATTTTTATTTGACGCATGTCAGGTTGGATTAGACCAAGCTTCTAGTAAACAAGTTGGGAAGATGTCCGATAAATATGCTAGACATGAATTCTTTATATCAGCACAAGAAATCCAATTTGGATCACATACATTATGTATAACACAGTATCCAGAAGCAATACATCTTAATTCTGATAGTATAAAAGCAATAAGAGGCTTTGTCGACAAATTATTTGATGATGGCCTTTTATTACAACGACTAGATGTGCCCAAATCTGAGTTCGATGTATATCGATTCTTAAGAGTATATGAAATTAAAGGTAAGGTGCCTCCAATCTGCAGCAACTAATGATCGGCTACCAATTTATAGATTATGGTGAAAAGAAGTTCCTAGTTAAACGTGTTATACGCGAATCTCATTTGAAACCAAACTTCGATCAAAAAATACTTAAAAAATGGACCGGTTCAGACACGTTATTGAGGAAGGATGGGATGTTTTATTGCTGCGAGACGATAGAAGATGCTCAAATTATAGAGCCACCGGAAAACATTTCTGAAAAAAAGCTTGAAAAAAATTAGGATCTATGGGAATTATACCTTATCTTATAGTATAAGTAATTAGTTAAAAACCAATAGATATGAATAAAAACCTAGAAAAACTCCAAGATTTTGTAAACCAGATGAAGAATACCAGTTCTCTTAATGAGAAAAAGGTTATTATTGATTCAATCAAGGAAGATGAGTTCATTAAAAAGGCTTTAAATTATGCCTTAGACCCATATAAGAAGTATTATGTAACCAGTAAGACATGTAAGAAGCGTTCCGATCTATGTGATACGCTTAAAATGAATTATGATGATATATTTGAATTATTAGATGATTTGAATAATAGAGTATATACCGGGCATGATGCAATTGCATTAGTAAATGGATTTGTATTTTTAAATAAATGTCATGAAGATTTAATTCTCTCTATTATAGATCGTAATTTAGAAATTAGAGCTTCCGAATCAGTTATTAATAAAGTGATTCCAAATTTAATTCCGACCTTTGATGTAGCATTAGCAAATAAGTTTGATCCTAAAAGAGTTAATTGGGATGATGTATGGTTGGCGTCTAGAAAGTTAGATGGGGTACGATGTTTAACAATTGTTGATTACCAGGGTAATGTTAAATGTTATTCTAGAGTAGGTAATGAATTTGAAACATTGCAAGTTGTTAAGGATGCCGTTAAAAAATTGCAAGTTGTAGGAGTTGTGTTTGACGGTGAGATTTGTTTGATGGACAAAGATGGGAAGGAAGATTTCCAAGGTATAATGAAACAAATTAAAAGAAAGAATCATACGATTACAAATCCTAAATATGTAATGTTTGATTACTTAACATTAACCGAATTTAATAATAAAGTAAGTGAGCAGAATTTGATAGAAAGAATATCGAGATTTGCAAAGTTAGATAAATATATTCATTGGCAAGATTCATTAAGTGTATTGGACCAGATTGTTGTTAGTGATGATGATCATTTTGCAAAACTTAAAGCCGGTGCGGAGAAGGAAGGGCATGAAGGAGTTATGTTAAGAAAGAATGTTGGGTATGAAGGTAAGAGATCTCAAAACTTATTAAAGGTTAAAAAATTCTTTGATGCGGAATATAAAGTTGAGAGAGTTGATTTTGAAGACCATAGAGTTATTAGAGAAGGCAAAGAAGTTGTTATACCAATGATGGCGCAAGCTTATATTAGTCATAAAGGATATGAGGTTGCAGTTGGGTCTGGATGGAACCAAGAGCAAAGAATTAAATATAATGCCAATCCAGATTTAATTATTGGTAAAGAGATTACCGTCCAATACTTTGAAGAGACAAAGAATCAGAAAGGAGAATTGAGTTTGAGATTTCCTACCGTAAAGCATGTTTTCGAAAATGGTAGAAATGTTTAGGAATTACGAGATAAATTTATTATATTAATAGTATGAATGAGAAAGTAAGATTGGGATATGCATGTGTTAATGAAACATTGACACGGCGTCCAAAAAAGGCCGGCGGTAGAGTTACAACATCTAGGACTGCCAGAAAAGTAACTTGGAAAAAAGGATCAGAGGATCCTAAGGATTGGGACTTACATTTATTAGGCGAGAGGGCATTACTAAATGCAAACGATCTATTACATTACTTACAATGGAATAATGAGCATAACATTACATTGTTTCGTTTAGGGTCTGAATTGTTCCCATGGCACGATCAATATGAGTTACATCAACTGCCTCAGTTCAATGAGATTGCAAAAAAATTAATGCAATGTGGAGATTATGCTCGCAAACATGGTATGAGAATAACTACTCACCCTGGGCCTTTTAATGTGTTAGGCTCTCCCAAGTTAGATGTTGTTGAACGTACTATTATTAGTTTAGAAAGACATAGTGAGACATTTGATCTTTTTGGGTTTGAGCCATCATTTGAAAATAAAATTAATATTCATGTAGGTGGTTCATATGGAGGCGACTTTGAAGGTACTGCAAAAAGATGGATTGCAGGTTGGCATAGGCTGTCCGATAATTGTAAGAAACGATTAGTATTAGAAAATGATGATAAGGCAAGTATGTGGTCTGTACGTAAGTTGTATGATTACATTCATAAAGAAATTAACATACCGATCACATTCGACTATCATCACCATACATTCCATCCAGATGAAATGTCAGAACAGCAGGCATTAGAATTAGCCGGAACAACTTGGCCGAAACATATTAGACAATGTTGTCATTATTCGGAGAGTAAGGCAAGAGAATACAAAGACGATTCAATTCGTCCACAAGCACATTCAGATTATATTATAGATGAAATTCGAACATATAATCATGAATTGGATATTGTAATAGAAGCTAAGGCAAAAGAATTAGCCGTTTTAGGATATCGTAATATTTATGCATATAATAACAAACTAAAAAAAGAAGTTTTACTATGAAAGACAGAGACAACGTATTAAGATTATTAGATGATACTGATAATATGATTATGATCATGCAACAAGCAGTTAAAAAACAATTACCAATTGACCCAGTCGACGCCACTCAGAGATTTGCGCGCATCCGGCAGAACCTATCGATAATTACAGACCGCGTAACGGGTAGTTAATTATGAAAGCTAAGCTGTTTCCGTTTTTAATAGCTATAGCAGCTCTAGCGGTATCAGGATCGGCGGCCATTTACTCTGTCATTGGATTGAGTAAGCTGTTCGCCGGTGCTAGTACACAAGTAATAATAATGGCTGGCTCATTGGAATTCGCTAAGCTAGTTGTAGCTTCTTTACTATACCAATACTGGGATACAATTGGAAAGGTGTTACGTGCGTATCTATCAGTAGCCGTGTTAGTTTTAATGATAATCACTAGTGGTGGTATATATGGATTTCTTTCCGGCGCCTATCATGAAACAGCTACAAAGTCAGAGTTCCTCGACAAATCGCTAGCGGTATTGCAGATTAAGCAAACAAGGTTCGAGGAAAATAAATCAGATCTTAACATAGAAAAGAGACAAGTGACCCAATCTATTTCTGATTTAAGAATATCACTATCTAACCCGGCGCAAGTACAGTATATAGATCGAGAAACACAGCAGTTAATTACAACAACGTCCAGTTCTAGTCGAAAAGCATTGCAAGCGGAACTAGATAAGACTATCGAAGATCGAAACAACATAAATCTTAAGTTAGAAGTAATACAAGATTCTATCATGTCACTTGATACTAGATTATTAGACTTAGAAATCTCAAATGAAGATGAAAGAGAACTAGGCCCATTAAAATATCTAGCGGAGACGACTGGCAAAGACATGGATCAAGTTGTTAATTGGTTCTTATTATTAATTATATTTGTATTCGACCCATTAGCAATTGCAATGGTAATAGCAGCAAATTTTGCATTTGCTCAAATTAAACCTACTACAAAGTTTGAAATGTCTGAGGTTACACAGGAAGAAGTATTTGCAATATTAGATGTAGAAGAAATTCCGGAACAGGAAGAGATGATTAAAAGAAATGAAGAGGTATTAGCAACACCTAAAGAAGATATATATAAAGAGAATAGCCCCCCAACAACTCCACCTAGTAAAACAGCATATTGGTAATAAATTAAAATAGTTATGGCAAAGAAAAAAGTTACGCATAATTTTAGAACAAAAAGAAAGAACGGCAAAATATTAATGGTATGTAGGAATAGTATACCAGATGAAAAATATGAGATGTGGAAATTCTTAGGAGATGGGCCACGGTGTAGTTCGTGGTCCGAAGTAGGCCCGGATGTGGCAGCAGTGTTATGTTGGAAATGTGTTAATAAGACAGTAGGCCCACCGGAAATATCGGGAGGGTATGTTTCAAAAGGCCGGCCACGTGGTTGGCAGTTCATGAAAGAATTTATCGATCCACAAGGCAATGTATTTCACAAAGGAAAGGAACAGGTGGAGTTAAAAGGAACGTTGCAGCCAACAGTAGTCGACCGGACTCCTAAAAAGAAGTTATCTAAACAAGAGAAAGCAGACCTTAAGGACTCTATATTACAACAGATGGCACTAGTAAGGGGTCAAGTAAAGAAGGCTAAGTACAAGAAAGACCTAAGGTCAGGTACTGCTCAATTAAAAAAATTGGGTCGTCAGTTAAAAAAGATGCAATAATCTTTTGATTTACGGAATATATTTATTATATTAATATAAATTAGAAAGATGAGTATATACGAAGAACAACAGCAAAAAGTACCATTAGCGATTGAACAGCCACAATCATCGTTATATGAAGCATTGAATAATCAATTAGGAACTTTATTAGATTATGAAGATTCAGTCATCTTTATTAATGATGAGATAAATGATCATACACTGACGGATTTCATTATTCGTATGAGAAGTTTATTGCAGCATAGAAAAGATAAAACAGCTCCAGTTAATTTAATGATTAACAGTCCAGGCGGAGATATTTATGAGATGTTTGGCATCATAGATTATATCGAATCTTTAGATGTAAAAGTAAATACAGTGTGTAGAGGAAGAGCATTTTCAGCGGCCGCAATTATTTTAACATGTGGTACCGGGAAAAGGATGATGAGTAAACGATCAACAGTAATGTTCCATCAATCATCGAGCTTCCTAGGAGGTAAAATGAGCGACATAACAGCATTTTTAGATAATGTAAAAAGCTTAGAAAAGATTATTTACAGTATGTTAGCAGAAAAAACAAATCAAGATGCAGATTGGTGGAAGAATAAGATGCGAAGCGATATGTTTTTAACTGCAGAAGAATTATTAGAAATCGGAGTAATAGACCAAATTATATAAAGTATGAAATTAACAGCAGAAACAATTGTCCAAAATTGGACGGACTTAATTAAAGTTATCGATGATAATTTTAAAGGCGATAGAAAAGATAAATTAAAAGCAATGTATCTAGATCTGGAAGATAGGATGTCAATGCAACCGGCTTCTAGTTTCGATCATTATCATAATGCATTTGAAGGCGGGTATGTCGATCATGTCTTAAGAGTAATTAAATGTGCAAAACATGTTTATGCTCTTTGGAAAGATATGGGCAGTGATATGTCTGGCTACACTGAAGAAGAACTAATCTTTGTAGCATTGAATCATGATATAGGTAAGATGGGATTTCCAGGAGAAGGAAATGAAATATACATTCCTAATGATTCTGAGTGGCATAGAAAGAATCAAGGAAAGATGTATAAGATTAATCCTAACAATGCTTTTAGCCTCGTAAATGACCTATCTATATGGTTGTTGCAACATTATAACATTACCATCACTTGGAACGAAATGCTGGCTATAAAATTGACAGATGGATTATATGATGAGTCAAATAAACCATACTTTATGTCAAGGACTGCAGATTCTAAACTAAAGACTAATTTAGGATATGTAATGCATCAAGCTGATAGTATGGCAGCTAGAATTGAATTTGAGACATGGTACAAGGACAATCCTGCAGGAACAGCGCCTATTAAAAAGCAATATGCAAAAAAAACACTAACGGATAGTAATGTATCTGTCAATGCACAAGAAATGTTTAAAGACTTATTTGGAGAAAAATAATGGTAACAACAATAGTAATATTATCAATAGTATTAGCAATTTCTTTATTTGTTAATCTAAATCAATTACGTAAACAAGAGGCTGTCTCGGAGTATGTAGATGAGTTAGAAAGTTCTAATACAGAATATTTTACATTCTTCTCCAGTTTAAAAACGCGTGTCGGCGAATCTAATTCAAAACTAAAACAACTCGATCGATTGGGCTCATTTGAAGCCGATGATGAAACCGGATTTATTTTTGAAGAGATGAAGGATATTTTTGATAGTTTGAATAAAGGATTTTAATGGAAGAATTGAGCCCAGTAGATAAATTTTACGAATGGCATGCGGCAGAACTGCAGGAATTAGAAGATAATGGCCCTAAGAAAAAACGAGGCCGCAAGCCTAGTAAAAAACAATATTTTACATATATTACCGATCAGGCTATAATAGCTTATAATATCGAGCCAAGCTGGACTAAACGAAATAAAGTATTTCGTGACCATATAAATTATCCGTTCAATAAGTTAGTCGAAAATATATACCATACATTTCGATTTAGTTATTTCGATGTCCCATATGAAGATATTAAAGCAGAAGTGGTTGCATTTTTAGTTGAGAAGATAGGTAAATTTAAAGAAGGTAAGGGTAAAGCATTTTCATACTTTTCTATAGTTGCAAAAAATTATCTTATTATTCAAAATAATTCGAACTATGCAAAATTAAAGAAACGGTCTGATTTGGGCGCTGTAGATAAAAATAGAAATATACAAGGGGAATTAACACTAACCGACCATCAAGAATCATTACGAGATTTTACCGACCAATGGTGTATATGGTATGATGATAATCTTAATAAAGTGTTTACAAGTAAACGAGATATTATAGTCGCCGATACCATATTAGAATTATTTCGTATGAGAGCAAATATCGAAAATTTCAATAAGAAAGCTCTTTATATTCTTATAAGAGAACGTACGGGCCTCAAAACTCAGAATATAACTAAAGTGATTAATATCATGAAACGAGATTATGCAAAAATGTATCTAGTTTATAATAAGTCCGGGCATATCGTAAGTGCATATAGTCTACCCGATCTAAATCAGTAGTCCTTTATATTTATATAAAAGGATGGAGTATGAGTACAGAATTTGAGCTATTCAAAGGCACTAATTTTTCAGATCTAATGCGTGATATTTATCACAATTCAAAAAAGAAAGCGCGGCAGATTGACGCATTAATTAAGAGCCTGGAGCCAATGATAAAGAATACGGGTGACGCCACGGTTGTTGTGCCAATGATAAAAGACTATCTAGATGTATCTGTTAAGAATGATGATGCATTAATTAAGTTAGCAGCTGTTGTGCAGCGTATTATATCAGCTAACAGTAAAGATGATGATTCTAATGAATTTGGGCTCACCGATGACGAAAGGACTAAATTATTAGAAGAAGCCGAGTCTGAATTAGAAAAACTAAACCCACAAGTTAAGGACCCAGGAACAACGAATGAACAAGACAGAAGTAGGCCAGGTATTACAGACATGGCTTCCGACCCAATTCCGAAAGACTAAAGATCTATTAGGAAATACGTTGCCGCCTGGCACAATTCGTGTAAGATTTTTGGGGTCTGAAGCATACGCGTATCCAGCCGATCCAAATCGGATGCCTATTCCATTATATGGTGAACAAGTCTTATGTGTTAGCATGGCAGCTGGCGCTTCTGAGACTAGCGGAGTGCATACATGGTACTATACTAGTATAGTTAACACACATGGTAATGTCAACAATGCAGTGTTGCCATTCCTGCAGGATAAGACAATATCCGGTACTAATTATGGAGCAAACCCTATTGTAAAGTCTGGAATAGGAATGTCGCCTTCACAGTTAAGTTTTAAAGAACAAGATATTGTATATATACAACCCTTCCAGGGAGATATAAATTTTCCAGATAGGTTTGGTAGTATCTTAAGATTTTCATCAACACATATGAAACAAGATATATTGATGTATAAGCAAAAGCCATTTTGGACCGGAATGAAGAAAGGCGATCCTATTGTAGCATTAACATGCGGAGTTAAGGAAGCTCGAGATGGTGGAAGTGCAAATAAATATTATGCAATAGAAGATCCGGACAAGGACGATGCATTTATATATCTAACATCTTCTCAGAAGTTTAATGGATTTAAACTAGCTCAAAAGAAGCTTGGAGACAAGGTAAAGAAGTTAAATATATACGACAGGCCACAAGTAATAATAGGATCAGATAGATTAGTATTTAATGCACGTAAAGATGAAATATTACTAATAGCTAAAAAAGATGTTAAAATTGTTACAAAGGGTTGGCATAGTGATATGAATGAATTCTTTGATACAATGTTAGATTTCATGGAAGAAGTTATTAAACAAAATACAGAACTAGAAAAACTACATAAAGAATTAGGCTCGGTTGCTCAAGCAAATGCATCATCAACTCATCCAACAGGAGTAGGACCGTCCGGCCCGCCATTAAATGCTGGGGCATTTATAAAATCTAAAACTAAAGCAACAGCAGGTGCTAGTAAAACAAAAGGTATAGGTACTAAGATTACTAAACTTAAAGATGTAATTAAAAAAATGAAAGGACATTAATGGCAGCAATTTGGCCGGCATTTCAATCACAACTCGTAAGTTATTTATTAAGTAATAAAGCAGAGACCGAAGCAGAGACCGCGCAAAAGATTGGAAAATTATATCATCAGGCAGTAAAAACAGCTATGCCAACATTAGTTCCGGGTGCAATGCCACAAGGTGGTAGTGCTAAAATTATTGAAAACGGATTTAATGCATCATTTAAATTAGGTAAGGCGTTAGGAAAGATACCTGCAAATCCGGCAATATGGTCGCCGGCGGCCGCGGCTGTATCATTCTATTGGACCGGCATGGCCTTTACTCCTGTGCCGCCGCCAACATGGGTATCCGGAGTGAACGTTGTACTAGTTCCGGGCGTACCTCCTATACCACAGATATACTCAGCAATGCAATCGCAATCAGCAGCCGGCGTGGCATCTGGGCTTGTGAGTGCGTTTACTACACATTTATTGTCAGTTAGTGGAGTGTTCACCGGACCAAATGCAGCTTCAGGCGGAGCACCCGTTCCTTTCCCATGGGTTGCTATAGCCTAGGATTAAAGCCGGCCTGTTTACCATGGTTAACATATTTATTAAAAAGGGTATTTACTATGAAAACAGATGGATTCTTAAAGTTATTACGTAAGGTAATTAGGGAAGAGGTCAGTAATGCTATTAAAGCAGAACTTAGGCCTATATTAAACGAAATAAAAATTGATAGTCATATGGAGCCTACTAGGCATGCCAAAAGTATTAATCGTCCCGCTATGGCGGCAACAAAGAAACAATTTACAAAAAATGCAATGCTTAATGATTTATTGAATGAGACGACAGCAATGGCTCCGGATCAAGGGATGGTTGATTATAGCACAATGGATTATAGCTCTGCCATGGAACAATCTTATGGCGAGCAGCAAATAGTTGCTAGGCCATTGGCACCATTAGTTACTAACGATATTAATGGCGTGCCTGTTAATATGCAAAATGAAAATGTTGCTAAGACAGTTGGATTGATGACAAAGGATTATTCTGCACTAATGAAAGCAATAGATAAGAAGAAGAATAGATAATGGCAAGATCGATATACCAATATAAGCCGACTGATAATAGTGAGCAAGCAATAGGAATCTTATTGCCTTTAAATAAGAGTGCTAAGGGAAAGGCGCCATCTTCCAATTACGCTACCAACCCCAGTACTGGCAAAGGCGTATTTGAATCATCATATACGACACAGCAGGCTGTTATATCGAATTTAAAAAATCTAATACTAACAACAAAAGGCGAAAGGTATATGCAGCCCGAGTTTGGAACAAATATAAGAACGGTGCTCTTCGAAAATAATATGGCCGATATCCGTGATATGCTAGAAGATACTATACAATCTGATATCGAACGATGGTTGCCATATGTGATATTAACTAATATAGAAACAGAGGCATCTGCGGACATGCATTCATTAAATGTTCGGTTGTATTTTGAGATAACTTCTATAGGCGCAAATGTTGTAATTAATATTTTAGCTAATGAAAATGCATTTCAAGTAACGGATATATCACAAGACACGGAATTACAACAAGTGGGCTCATTTGGAGCTAATACAGCATTTAATACTGGCCTGGGGGGCTCATACTAAAGAATTAAAGAGAAAGGTTAACTTATGGCAGACTTAGTTAAAAAAGATGTGAAATACTTAAATAAGGATTTTGCTCAGTTTAGACAGAATTTAATAAACTTTGCAAAGAATTATTTTCCGGACACATATCAAGATTTTAACGAATCTTCACCTGGAATGATGTTCATGGAAATGTCATCATACGTAGGCGATGTATTATCATATTATACTGACGCGTCCTTTAAAGAATCGTTATTATCGACTGCTGAAGAATCATCTAATATATTAATGTTATCGCAGTTATTTGGCCATAAGCCAAGATTAAATGCGCCGGCGACTTGTACTTTAGATGTATTCCAATTGGTGCCGGCAACCGGAACCGGCGACACCGCTGCCCCAGATATGGCATATGCCTTAACAGTTGCATCCGGCATGATAGTATCGGATGAGAACGGAACAGAATTTCATACCGAGGAGTCAATTGATTTCAATCATGATCCAGAAATTACAGTATATGAAATTGATGGCAGTGGTAATGTTGCTAGATATCTTCTTAAGAAACGTGTGAAGGTAATTTCCGGAGCTATTAAGACGTCGACATTTAGTTTTGTAGAACCTAAGCCATATGACAAAATCATTTTACCGGATACGAATATTATTGATGTTATTAGTATTACCGACTCTGCTAACAATAACTGGTTAGAAGTAGATTATCTGGCACAGGATACTGTTTTTGAAGATATCGCTAATATTCCTTTTAATGACCCTGAGTTATCTGCCTTTAGGTCGACGGTACCATATATCCTAAAATTAAAAAAGACAGCTAGGAGGTTTATATCACGAGTGCGTGATGACGACCGGATCGAATTATGCTTTGGGTCTGGTGTTTCTTCTGATGCTGATGAAGAAATTATACCTAATCCTAAAAATGTAGGACACGGGTTAGAATATTTAAGACGTACTACAACGTCGGCGGTTGATCCGACCAATTTTTTATATACTAGTACATATGGAATAGCGCCATCCAATACTACATTAACCGTTAAATATTCGGCAGGAGGAAGCCTAGAAGAAAATGTAGGCATGCATTCTTTAGTAAACATTACTAATGTAGCATACTTAAACGAGACAGGCACAGTTAACCTAGACACTACAAAAGCCTCATTAGCAGTTACTAATAGTGAGCCTGCATTAGGCGGCCGTGCCAAACAACACCTCGAGGGAATTCGACAGAATGCAATGGCATCTTTCGCAGCACAGAATAGAGCCATCACTAGAGAAGATTATATTGCACGTGTGTATTCAATGCCATCTAAATTTGGAGCGATATCAAAAGCGTATATTGTAGGCGATACTCAAATAAATACTACAGACAAGACATATCCAGCTGAGACAATTGCTAATCAGTATGCATTAAATTTATATATTCTTGCACAAGATGCAACAGGCAATTTCATAGAAGCAAATCAAGCTTTATTAGAAAATCTAAGGACATATATATCGGAATATAGAATGTTAACAGATGCACTCAATATAAAGGCTGCATTTATTATTAATTTAGGTATTAATTTTGAAGTAATCCCCAAACCTAATTATAATTCAAATGAAATAGTACTTAAGTGTGTTGATAGATTAAAGACATTATTACATAACGACAGAATGCAGATTAATGGAGCATTGAATATATCATCTATCATATCAGATCTAGATGGACTAGAAGGAGTACAGAGTATACCAACATTAGAATTTGTCAATAGGCATGCAGTTAGTTCCGGATATTCTGGTAATGAGTATCAGATAAACGGAGCCATTAAGAATAACATATTATATCCGTCATTAGATCCAAGTATTTTTGAAATAAAATATCCTAATGCTGATATTAAAGGAAGGGCCATAAGGCCATAAGGGGTAAATTATGTATAGAATATTTTACGCAGAAAAAGATACAACATTATATGAAAAATATCCGGAGCAAAACACCGGTATCGATCAAATATTAGAACTGACAAAAGTAACGTCCGCATCACGTGTAGACGGAGTTATTCAGGCCAATTCTTATAATAGTCGCATCTTATTAGATTTTGGAACTGAGATAATAACATTATCGCAATCAATTGCTGATGGCGATATTCCAATGCCAGAATCTGATATCATGTCATCGTCAGTTTATTTAAATCTACATGCTTCCGATGCATCCGACTTATTACAAACATATACAATTATTGCTGCTCCGGTATCAGAATCATGGAGTAATGGGCACGGTACTTTGGGCGATTCGCCAAAAACAAAGATCGGCGCTTCATGGTATAATAGAACAGGGGATGCTATCGCGCTAGGCGCGACGGCATGGGATACAGGTTCACATAACGCCGGAGAGCTAGGCAATGGCGTGACAAACCAATACGGCGGCGGTTCATATATATTGTCCGGAATCGACGGAAGCTACGGCACTCAGACATTTACAAACCAATCTCCAGACATCAGAATAAATGTTACAGATATTGTTCGAGGGTGGATTAAAGGCGATCGTCCTAATCACGGATTTCTAATCAAACGGCCATCTGCAGATGAGCGATCAGCTGAAATATTGGGGCTGTTAAAGTTCTTTGGCAGAGAATCTCATACTATATTTGTTCCGAGATTAGAAGTTGGGTGGGATGATTTAGGTAGCACCGGTGGATTAGCGCAAATAACATCTAATACCTATATTCCATATATTAAAAATATAAAACCAGAATATAGAAAATGGGAAATTGCTAACTTTAGAATAGGAGTACGGCCAGAATTTCCGACAAAGACATTCCAGACATCTTCATTTTATATGACGGATGAGATTCTTCCTGTTTCGAGTTAATATTCAATTATCGAATCTGTAACAAACGAAACTATAATTCCATTTAAAGAAATTAATAATAATTTTAGTAATTCAAAAACTAAAATAAGTAGTGATGGAAATGGAAGTTATTTTAAATTAAGAATGGATAA